GCGATAAAGCAATTTATTGCAAACCTTTCAACATGATGGAAAAAGCAAAGATATTTAAAGGTGCTACTAATACTGATCTTAATGTTTTAATTGATGTCATAATAGAAAAAGCGTGTAACAAAGACGGAGAAAAAATGTTTAACGCTACTCACATTCTTAGTTTTAAAACAAAAGCAGATACAAATATAATAGCTGATGTCGCCAGTAAAATTATGGGTACTCAGAATGTCGATGTAAACGACAATAAAAAAAACTAAAAAATAATCCTGAACTACACAATATATTTGCTTTAGCTGAAAAACTGCATAAGACTGCATCAGAAATCTTGCAAATGCCTCATGTAGAGTTTAATATGTGGCTTGCTTACTTTGATCTTCAAAGAGAAGAAAGAGAACGGCACGAACGAATTTTAAAAATGAAAAAATAGATGGCAACAAAAAAAGTAAATATTGATCTAGTAGCAAAAGATAAAACTAGACAAGCCATGCAATCAGCAACCAAAGGCGTTGATGGTGTTAAAAATTCAGTATTAAATTTAAAAAATGCACTTATCGGTTTAGGTGCTGGTGTTGCTATAAAAGGTTTTATTGATGTTGGAAAATCAGTCGAATCACTTCAAGTTAGATTAAAATTTTTATTTGGTAGTGTTGAAGAGGGTGCAAAAGCATTTGACGCTATGGCTAAATTTGCTGGTAAAGTGCCTTTTTCACTTGGAGAAATTCAATCAGGTGCGGGTGTACTTGCTGTTGTTAGTAAAGATGCAAACGAACTTTCAAAAATTTTAGAACTTACTGGTAATGTTGCGGCTGTTACAGGATTAGATTTTAGAACTACAGCAGAACAAATTCAAAGGTCATTATCAGCTGGTATTTCTAGTGCTGATTTATTTAGAGAAAAAGGTGTTAAATCTATGTTAGGATTTAGTGCTGGTGCAACTGTTTCAATAGAACAAACAAGAGAGGCTTTATTTAGAGTTTTTGGTAAAGGCGGAGAGTTTGCTGGTGCTACTGATGAACTTGCAAAAACTCTAGAGGGAACTTTATCAATGATCGGAGATAAGTTTTTTAATTTTCAAAAAACAGTAGCAGAAGAATTTTTTGTTGCACTTAAAAAAGAGTTTGGTGCATTTGACAAAGCACTTGCCGCTAACGAGGCTTTAATTTTAGATTTAGCACAATCTATAGGCAAAGGTTTAGCAAATGCCGTTACTTTTGGTGCAGATGCTTTTAAATTTATGCACGAAAATATAGAACTAATTAAAAAAGCCGCTTTAGCCGCTGTTGTTTTTGGTATGACAAAAGCATTTATAGGATTAACAGTAGCAATAAAAAAAGCTGGTATAGCTATGGTAGCTTTTAATAAAACATCAATGAAAAATCTTGCTGGTCTGTTAGCGGCTGGAACTGTTCTTTTAGCAGATTATTTAGGATTTTTAGACAAACTTTTAGCAAAATTCGAATCTCCAAAAACTATTGAAGATTTTGCGGCAGAGGTTGAAATTCTCAATGAACAAATAGGATTATTAGATGTTAAAGATTTTACTGAAAATAGTAAATTTAGAAGAATGCAAGATGAGGCACATAGAACAATAGATGCCTTAAAAAAAATGCAAATAGAAGTTGGAGAAAACAGTGCAGAGTTTTTAAGATTAGAGGGAATGATTGAAAGCATTAGAGAGGCATTAATGTCAGTTCCTTTACAAGAAATAGAATTTGGATTTGATAATATAAATCAATCAGTTGGTGCTTTAGAAAAATCATTTAAGGCTTTCGGAAAAGGTTTTTTAGAAGAAATGCAAAATCAAAAAAACGCACTACAACAATTTGAGGAGGCTGGAAAAAAAGCATTTACCAATTTTTCTAATATGTTAGCGGACTCATTGTTTACAGGAAAATTAGCTTTCAAAGATTTTGCAAGGTCAGTATTGCAAGATATTGCAAGAATAATTTCTAAACAATTAATGATGCTTGCTTTGCAAAAAGCATTAGGTTTTTTTGGTGTTACAAGTATTTTTGGCGTAGAAACAAGTAAAATTTTTGGTTTTGCTGATGGTGGACGACCACCAGTAGGGCGACCATCAATAATTGGAGAAAAAGGGCCTGAGTTATTTGTACCTGACCAAGCGGGTACAGTTGTACCAAATAATCAACTTGGTATGTCAAAACCAGTAACAGTAAACTTTAATATTAACACTGTTGATGCAAGAGGTTTTAATGAATTATTAGTTAATAGCAGAGGTGTTATTGTAAACATGATTAATAGTGCTGTTAATGAAAAAGGTAAGGCGGCATTGATATGAGTGGTTCTTTACCTAATACAGCGTTCAACGCAATTAATTTTAAATCAAATCAAAAAACTTTATTTAGTGAAACTGATAGTGGCAAAACATTTAGGAGACAAGTACAAGGTCAAAGATTTAGTTTTACAGTTTCATACCCACCTATGACTCGTGCAGATTTTGCACCAATAATGGCTTTTATAATAAAACAAAGAAGTCGTAAGGAAGATTTTACAATCACTTTACCAACTACATTTGATAGTCAAGGTAACGAGACAGGAATTTTATTAGTAAATGGTTCTCACTCTGCGGGAGATACAACCATAGCTATTGATGCTTTTGCTGGCAATGGTGCTGGAAGATTAAAAGCGGGAGACCTCTTAAAATTTGCACATGATAAATTATACATGGTGGTTGCAGATGTTACCTCATCAAGTAATGCCGCAACTGTTACTATTGAACCACCCCTTAGAACTGCATTAGCAGATAACAGTTCTGTAACTTATAAATCTGTACCAGCGACAGTCCATTTAAATAGCGATATGCAAGAGTTTGAAACAAGTGCAAATGATAAAGATGGTAATTTACTTTTTAATTTTGAGTTTGATGTTATTGAGAGTTTATAATGGCAAGAGGATTATCGAGTTCGGTAAAAACACAATTAGCAACAGGCATCATTGACCCCGTTGTTTTAGTAGAAATAGGCTTTGGAACACCAATATATTTAACAAATGCTAGCTTTGACATAACATCAAGTGTATCTGGCTCATCAAGAACATATTTATCAAATGGACATCTTCGTAGTATTACTGGAGTTAGTGAAACAAACAAACCTACAAAAAACTCATTATCTGTTAGTTTATCTGCCGTAGATCAAACTTATGTATCAGTAGCATTAAGCGAAAATATAATTAACGACAATGTTTTTATTTACAGAGGTTATTTAGATAATAACAATGCTTTGATTAGTGATCCGTTTTTATTATTTTATGGAACAATAGATGAATATAAAATCAGCGACAACACTACAACTGCTAATTTAATTTTAACTGTAACCTCACACTGGGGAAACTTTGATAAAACAAGCGGAAGAACAACTACTGATAACTCTCAACAAAGATTTTTTAGTGCTGATAAAGGTATGGAGTTTGCGGCTTTAACTGTTAGAGATATTAAATGGGGTAGAGTATGACAAGTGTTCATTTATACCAAGCACAAAAAAAAGATATAGAAGATTTAAATATATTAATTCAAGAATGGAAAACAACCGATTTAGTAGATTGTAATTTTCCAGAATTAGATACTGTTAAAGTAAATCAATATTTAAATAAATTTTTAATAAATGGTAAAATAATTTGTATTAAAGATTTAGACAGAGAAAAAATGGTTGGTTGTTGTATATTTAATAAATCTGAATATTGGTTTAGCAAACAAAAAATTATGATTATACAAATGATTTATATAAAAAAAAAATTTAGAAATTATAAATTACTAAAACAATTAATTGACATGATAAAAAAGGTTTCTAACGATAACCCTATTGTATTATCAATAACATCTAAATTAGATATAGACCCAGTTTTTGAAAAATTAGGATTTGAAAACATGGGTAATAATTGGAGGTTGATGTAATGGGTGGCTGGAATCCTATTGAAGATGTAATTGATTTTGTAGAAGATGTAGTTGATGTAGTTGTTGATCTTGTTGAAGATGTTATTGGTTGGCTTATACCAATACCTGAAATTCCAGATTTTGGTGATATTAACCCAGATCAAAATGCAAAAGGTGTTTTAGTTAATAAATTTAGTGCAAATGCACATATACCAGTTGTTTACGGAACTAGAAAGGTTGGCGGTAATGTAGTTTTTTTAGAAACATCTGGAACTGACAACGAGTTTTTGTATATGGCTATCATTCTTTCTGAGGGTGAAATAGATGATATTACTTCAATATTTGTTAATGATAGTCAAGTTAATTTTGATGGAGATATAGCAGATAATACTCAAAGATCGGTAGCTAGTTCAGATTCTAATTTTTTTAAAGCTGACCCAAATGTTGAGGGTTCAAGTGCCGCAAGTTTAATAACTATAGAACCTCATTTTGGAACTGATTCGCAAAGTGCATCAAGTTTATTATCTGGTTTATCATCATGGACATCAAATCATAGACTAAGAGGACTAGCGTACATAGCACTTAAATTTAAATGGAATAATGATGCTTTTGGTTCTTTACCTACAGTGAATGCAATAATTAAAGGTAAAAAAGTTTATAATCCAAATTTAGATAGTACTGTAACTGGTGGTTCAGGTTCACATAGAGCATACACATCAAGCACATGGGAATATTCAGACAACCCAATTTATCAGTTATTAGATTATTTACGAAATGATAGATTTGGTATGGGAATAGCAAATAGTTATTTTGATTCAAATTTTGCAGACTGGCAAGTAGCTGGCGATGTTTGCGATACTGATATCACACCTTTTTCTGGTGCTAGCACTATTGATTTAATGGATAGTCATACAGTTGTTGATACATCAAGAAAAGCTATTGATAATGTTAAAGATTTTGTAAGAGGTTCAAGATCATTCTTAAATTTTAGTGCTGGCAAATATAATATTTTAGTAGAGGGTTCTGGTTCAGCGTCTATAACTCTCACAGAGGATAATATTTTAGGCGGTATTCAAATAAGTAGTAAAAATAAAAACTCTCGTTACAATAGAGTTATAGTTAATTTTATAAATCCTGATAAAAATTTTCAATCAGATACAGCCCAGTTTCCTCCAGTAGACGAAACAGGATTAGCAAGTGCCGATACCTTTTCTAATATGCAAACGGCAGATGGTGGCTTGTTATTAGAGGGTCGTTTTGATTTTTCTATGCTGACAAATCCACATCAGGCTCAAGAAATGGCAGAGGTAATTTTAAGAAGATCAAGAACAAGTTTAGATATAAACATAAAAGCAGATGCAACAGCACTAGATTTAAGTATAGGCGATATTGTAAATGTTACTCATGCTACACCAAGTTTTTCAGCAAAGCCTTTTCGTGTTCAAGGCATGACACTTAATACAGATCATACAGTTACTTTACAATGTTCAGAGCATCAGGACAGTTATTATGCTTTCGGTACGCAAGTTGCTCCCGCTACTATACCAGATACCACTTTGCCAAACCCATTTAGTGTACAACCTCCAGCAAGTGTTACATTATCTGATACATTGATTGAATATAACGATGGAACTGTAATTGTTGCTTTAGATGTAACTATAGGTGCAACGCCTGATAAATTTATTGATTTTTACCAAGTAGAATACAAACTAAGCACAGATTCAGATTTTATCATTTATGCACAAGGGTCAGGGTTAAATCACAGAGTTTTAAATGTAATTGATCAACAAACTTACGATGTTAGAGTAAAAGCTGTAAATACTACAGGCGTATCTTCAACTTTTGTTTCTGCTTCAAGAAAAATTGTTGGTGCTATTGAACCGCCATCAGATGTAGAAGATTTATCATGTAATATTACAGGAAACGATGCACATTTAAGTTGGACACAAATTTCAGATTTAGATTTAGCTTTTTATCAAATTAGATTTTCTGATAAAACAGATGGCACTGGGGAGTGGTTAAATTCTGTTAATTTAGTTACAAAAGTATCTCGTCCAGCTACAAGTATTACAGTTCCCGCTAGGGCTGGGACTTATCTTATAAAAGCTGTTGATAAACTTGGTAATTTTAGTTCAAATGCAACAGCTATTGTATCAAATGTAGTAAGTGTAGAAAATTTTAATTCTATTACAACTGTGAATGAACACCCTACCTTTGCTGGTACTAAAACTAATGTATCACTTTCTGATGATGCTATTATACTTAATTCAAGCGAATTGTTTGATTCTGCCTCTGGTTTATTCGATGCTAACACTACAAGATTTTTTGATTCTGGTGTAGCTAATGCAGATTTTTTAGCATCAGGAAATTATGCTTTTGCAGATGTAATTGATATTGGTGCAAAACATACTGTTAGAGTTACAGCATCATTAACACAATCAGCAAGAAATCCAGACGATCTTTTTGACAATAGAAGTGGATTATTTGATTCTGCAAAATCTAACTTTGATGGAGATACACCAGCTAATTGTGATGCACATTTAGAAATAGCTACAAGCGATGATAATTCTACTTTTACATCTTTTCAAAATTTTGTAATTGGTAATTATACAGCAAGATTTTTAAAGTTTAGGGTAGTATTAACTTCATCTGATTTAGCCTCAACCCCCGTAGTTTCCGCAGTTACAGTTACAGTAGATATGCAAGATAGAATATTTAGTGGTAATGATATATCTTCAGGTGTAGGCACTAAAACAGTTTCATTTAGTAATCCATTTAAAACAACAGGATATGCAGTTGGTATTACAATGGAAGATGCAAATACGGGAGACTTTTTTACAGTTTCAAATAAAACAGTTGATTCTTTTGATGTTTTATTTAAAAACTCAAGTGGCTCAAATATTTCAAGAACTTTTGATTTTATTGCAAAAGGATTTTAAAAGGAGTATAAATAAATATGGCACAAGCAACAGATTTTACAATAGCAAACCAATCTTTTCCAGATTTTAGGACAGATTTAAATACAGTTTTAGGAGCAATAAATTCTAATAACTCAGGAACATCAAGACCAAGTTCTGCAACCACAGGCACGATTTGGCTTGATACGACCAATGCTGGTTCAAATAGTTTGTCTTTAAAATTTTTTGATGGTTCAGATGATATTACTTTAGCAACTATTGATACTTCAGCTAATACAGTTAATTTTATTGATAGTGCAGTTGCATCTGATTTAGTTAATGACACTACTCCACAATTAGGTGGTCAATTAGATGTAAATGGTAATGCTCTTGGAGATGGTACTTTAGAATTATTAAAATTTTCAGAAACAGCTAGTGCAGTAAATGAATTTACGATTGCAAATGCGGCAACAGGAAATAACCCTGTTTTATCTGCAACTGGTGGAGATACAAATGTTGGTTTAGAATTTACTGCAAAAGGAAGTGGATATATTAAATTTAACGATTTAGCATATATTCCACAACAAGCATTAACATCATCATCAAATGCTGTAGCTTGGGACGTTCAAGCTAAACCTAACGCATATCATTTAACAACAGAAAACACTACGTTTGCCGCACCAACTAACTCTGTTGAGGGTTCGTTTATCTGTTTAGAAATTAATTATAATGGTTCACATACTATCGCATTCAATACTGTTTTTGAATTTGCGGCATCAACTGCACCTACGTTTACTAGCACTGATGGTAAAACAGATATATTAGTTTTTAGATACAATGGTGCTGTATGGCAAGAAGTTGGCAGAACATTAAATTTAAGTGAAAGTTAAAATATGTACGCTTTAGTTGAAGATAGTTCAATAACTCAAATAATTACAAATCCTAAAACTATGATTATAGGAGATGTAAGATACCCAGCTAAAATATTCTCTTTATGGTCAAAATCAGAACTTAATGCCATAGGGATATATGAAGTTGTAACTGACAGCACAAATTTTAAAGATGAAAAATGGTATATAAATACAAACGAATCTTTTGCATTTGCTGATAATCAAGTCACTAGATCATGGGGAACTGCTACAGCTAAAGCACACGCAGATACTTTATGGACGGAAGAAGATAAAACAGATGACAAAATCCCAGAGGGAAAAGATGTAGGAGATGTAGCTGTTAAAGGTTTAAAAACTGTATTAATAGAACAATTAAAATCACAAGTAGCTGGAGAACTTTCAAAAACAGATTGGTATATAACTAGAAACACTGAAAAATCTACTGCTATACCATCTTCAATTTCAACGCATAGAGATTCTGTTAGAACTAAACAGGCTGAAATGGAAACAGCTATAACTAACGCAAGTGATACTCCAGCCTTAGAAACTTTATACACATACACTGAGCAAGACGATGGTTCAGTTACGAGACCATTGGGCGAATTACCAACATTGGAGGTTTAATGCCTTTAATACTTGGAACGAACTCAATAAAAGATACAGGCTATGATGTTGCTAATTCATTGAGATTTAATGATGATGACAGTGCTTATTTAAACAGAACACCATCTGGTGCTGGAAATAGAAAAACTTTTACAATTTCATTATGGATAAAAAGAGCAAATTTAGTAAATTCAAGATTAATAAGCTGTTATTCTGCAAATTCCGATACAGGTAATTTTGAGTTAGATTTTAATGATAATAAATTTAGATATGTTGCTTGGGATACTAATTTTAGAGTAACTAACAGACTTTTTAGAGACACATCTGCTTGGTATCATATTGTAACTGCAGTTGATACTACAGATAGTACAGCAGATGATAGAATAAAAATTTATGTAAATGGAGTTCAAGAAACTTCATTTTCAAGTAGTAGTAACCCATCTCAAAATTTTGATACAGGATTTAATCAAGCATCAACAACAAGAATTGGAATAGCATCTAATTCAACTAATGGGCCTTTTGATGGCTATATGGCAGAAGTAGTATTTATAGATGGTCAAGCACTAGCACCAACATCATTTGGAGAATTTGATTCTGATAGTCCTAACATTTGGAAACCTAAAAATGTATCTGGTTTAACCTTTGGCACAAATGGATTTCATTTAGACTTTGAAAATGCAAGCAGTCTAGGTGCAGATGTATCAGGAAACTCTAATAACTTTACTGTAAATAACCTTACAGCAACAGATCAGTTAATAGATACTTGTACAAATAATTTTGCAACATTAAATAGTTTAAGTTCATTTGGTGGTGCAGTTTTAAGTGAGGGAAATTTAAAACTTACAAGTACAGCAACAGCATTTGACCACACTTCTGCAACTATTCACATTGATGCTGGTAAATGGTATATGGAGTTTAATGCAGTAGCAACAAGTGGTGGTAGTGCAGTAGCGTGTTTTTTAGCTGGTACAGGGGAATTTCAAAACGATCAAACAAGTTGGATTTCTTCAGGAGATGGTGGTTTTGGTATAGGTATGAATGGATTTAAAATTACAGATGGAGTTGAGGAGGGTTCAAATTCTTTTTCTGCTGTATCTAGTGGCAGTATTGTTCAAATTGCTTATGATTCTGACTCTGGTAAAGCATGGTTTGGAATAAACAACACATGGTTAGCTAGTGGTAATCCATCAACAGGTGCAAATCCATATTTTACATCAACTAAATTACAAAATAATGATGTTGTTTTAAAATTGATTACCTATACTTCAAGCAACACATCAATAGCAAATTTTGGTCAGGATAGTTCTTTTGCTGGAACTAAAACAAAACAAAGTAATCAAGATAGTAATGGACAAGGAAATTTTTATTATTCTCCACCTACAAATTTTTTGTCACTTAATACAAAAAACCTAGCGGAGTTTGGATAATGGCTTATACGACTATAGACGACCCAACAAAATTTTTTAATACTATTATTTATACAGGCGATGGATCAACTAAAACAATTTCTGGTGTTGGATTTCAAGCTGATCTAGTCTGGGGTAAAGGTCGTAATTCAAATTCAGCTCATCTTCTTACAGATAGTGTTAGAGGTGCAACAAAAACTTTGTATTCAAATGCTACTTCAGCAGAAGTTACAAGTTCAACAGCCAGTTTAACTGGTTTTACCTCAGATGGCTATACAGTGGATAGTGCTTCAAATTATAATGTAAATTCAAGAACACAAGTTAATTGGAACTGGTTAGCTGGAGGCACAGCACCAGCTATTACATATACAGTAAAAGTAGTTTCAGATTCAGGAAACAAATATAGATTTAATGACTTTGGAACAAGTGCTGTCACTTTAGATTTACAAGAGGGTGGTACTTACACATTCGATCAATCCGATAGTTCAAACTCAGGACACCCATTAAGATTTTCTACAACATCAAATGGTACGCATGGTGGGGGAAGCGAATATACAACAGGAGTAACAGTAACAGGAACACCTGGAAATTCTGGTGCCAAAACTGTAATTACAGTAGCCGCATCTGCACCAACTCTTTACTACTATTGCACTCAACACTCTGCTATGGGTGGACAAGCAAACACAAACTCAACATTTGGCTCATCAAATTTTTCAGGCAGTATTCAATCAACTGTTTCTGTAAATACTACTGCTGGATTTAGTATTGTGTCTTATACAGGAACGGGTTCTAACGCTACAGTTGGTCATGGGTTGGGTGTTAAACCAGATTGGATTATTAATAAAACTAGAGATACCACTGCTCAAATGTGGTCAGTTTATCACTCGTCTAGAGGTGCAACTAAACATTTAGGACTTGATAGAGTTAACGCTGAAGACACAGGCTCAGCTTATTATCAAGATACGGAACCAACATCTTCTGTATTTTCTGTGGGTTCAGAAGCAGCAACAAACTATTCAAGTGCAGCGTTTATCGCCTACTGCTTCGCAGAGAAAAAAGGCTACTCAAAATTTGGAAGCTACACAGGAAATGGTTCTACTAATGGAGCATTTGCTTATACAGGATTTAAACCAGCTTTTGTTATGATAAAAACTAATACTGATTCTGGTGAATGGGCTATGTTTGATAATAAAAGGAATATAGGAAATGAAACAGCAGATGTATTAAGAGCAAATTCAGATAGTGCTGAAAGTGATTCCACAGGAAATAACTCTATTGATATTTTATCTAATGGTTTCAAAGTAAAAGGTACTGGAGGTTGGGTTGGCACAAACGGTAGAGGATTTATTTACATGGCTTTCGCAGAAGCACCATTTGTGGCCAATAATTCTGGGACAGCGGTGCCAGTAACGGCTAGATAAATAGATATGGACAACAAATACAAAATATAATAAAAGGAGATCAATATGTACGCAAAAGTAGAAAACAATCAGATCGTAAGAGCAAATTCTAACCTTGGGGTATTCGGTTTGGCTCCTGAGTCAACTGTAGCTCAAAGAGAGGCACAGGGTGTTTACGAGGTCATATACGATAATAGTAATCTAAGAAATTCAAGATATTATTGGAACGGTGCAGAGTCCATGGTATTTGCAAATAACGCTGTTACCGCAAGTTATGCACCAGCTACAGGAAAAGATGTAGATGATAAAAATGCAGTAGATTCAGATGGTAACAATGTTTTAGATCAAGATGGTAATCAAGTAATTATCGAAGGTCTAAAAACTATATTTAAAGAAGAAGTAAAGGCACAAGCTAAGGGTTTATTATCTTCAAGTGACTGGTACATAATTAGAAAAGCAGAAGATGCTGGATCCACTATACCAGCAGATATAGCTACGTATAGAGCAGCTATCAGAACCAAATCAGATGAGATGGAAACGGCTATAGATGGTGCAGCTGACGCGGCAGCCATGGAGACTTTATACACGTATACCAACACAGGAACGGAAGAGAGCCCTGTTATCACTAGACCTTTAGGCGAGTGGCCTAAACTTTAGTAGTCCTTAAAAATATTGCTTCTGTATAAAAACTGATATAGAACCTAAAAAGTAGGTTTTTTATGTTACAAAAGATAGGATTTCAACCAGGTATCAATAAACAAATAACTGACACGGGAGCAGAGGGTCAGTGGACAGACTGCGATAATGTCAGGTTTCGTTACGGTATTCCAGAAAAAATAGGTGGTTGGAAACAGTTAGGTGATGATGCTCTTACAGGAGCAGGCAGAGGTCTTCATCATTTTGTGAATAGTAAGGCTAGAAAGTATGCGATCATAGGCACAAACAGAATTCTATATGCCTTCTCTGGCGGTGTGTATTACGACATACATCCTATCAAAACAACAACAACTCTCACAAATGCATTTACCACGGCCAACGGATCACCCACTGTTACGATAACTTTTAGCGGTGATCATGGTATATCTGAACAGGACATTATATTGTTAGATAATTTTTCTACAATCACTAATTCTAATTTTGCAGCTGCAGATTTTAACGATAAAAAATTTATGGTGACAACAGTCCCTAACTCAACAACAATCACAATCACAATGCCCTCAAATGAATCGGGATCTGGTGCAACGACATCGGGTGGTGTCAGGGTGCAACACTATTATCCTGTAGGACCAGCGGTGCAGGCAAAAGGTTTTGGTTGGTCTCTTGGAACTTTTGGTGGTGAGGTTGCAGGAGAACCTACAACAACTTTATCTGGTGCGATAAATTCCTCAACGACAACCGGTATTATATTAGCAGACGTATCACAGTTTCCAGATTCAGGTACAAACTTTATAAAGATAGGAACAGAGGAGATATCCTACACAGGTATAAGCGCATCCAACGAGTTAACAGGTGTTACGAGAGAGGTTAGAGGAACAACCGCTGCATCTCATGGTGCCGGAGATACTGTGACTAGTACAACAAATTTTGTAGCATGGGGTGAGGCAGCATCGGGAGACTTGGTATTAGAACCTGGTATGTGGTCACTGGATAATTTTGGTGATAAGGCAATCTGTCTAATACATGATAGCGCTGTATTCGAATGGAACTCTGCAGCAACAGGGGCCGAGAACATCAGAGCAAGTATTATTACAGGTGCACCAACAGCATCAAGACACATGTTGGTATCCACACCGGATCGTCACTTGGTATTTTTTGGAACAGAGACAACTATCGGAGATACATCCA